AGAGGTGGAAGATAACCTTAGCAATATTCAACGCCAAGTGCTAATTATAGTAGATAAATGGGTAAGGGAAGAAAAGACTCCCGTCTCCCGACCTTACATAATTAACAAAATGGTAGACAATAAGATTAAGGACTTCACAACCATATATACTCTTAACGCTTTAATTAAAAAAGGATATATAAGAAGAAGCTGTGTATCTTCAAACAAAACACAATACGTTCAATTAAGGACAATAAGATATGATAAGTAAACAAAAATTCCTAAAGATAACCAAAGTATTAATAAAGATACTTAGACTAGAGAAGGGAACTAGAGTAAACAAATTCTCTTTATTTAGAGCTAAGATATTTACATTAATAGTTAATAGGTTGTTAAAGAAGAAACCAATAAAGAAGAATGACAAGTAATGATCTAACACTAAAGCAAAGAAAGTGGTTAAAACTATATTTAGAGAATGGAAATGCAACTGAATCTGCTATGCAAGTATATGATTGTCAAGACAGAGATAGTGCTGGACAGATAGGTTATGAAAACTTGAGAAAACTTGATTATGAGGATTTTTTAGAAGAAGCTGGTATAACTGACAAACTTTTACAGAATAAAATAATGGAAGGATTAGATGCGAATAGAACTGTAAGTGCTAGGATAACCATTAAGAACCAAGACAAAGGTGCTAATACCCAGACAGATGACTTTATTGATGTTCCTGACTTTATAGCTAGACACAAATATTTAGAAACTGCATTGAAACTAAAGAGAAGATTAATTGATAGAAAAGATATTACTACTGATGGTAAACCAATTCCAATATTAGGTGGTATAACCAAAGAAGATGAGTAAGGAATCTGATAGAATCAGAAATCAATTACCTAAACGAAAGGCTTATAGAAAAGCATATAAACAAACTGAATCTGGAAAGAAAGCAAATAAGAAATATAGAAGTAAGCCAGAAGTTAGATTGAAATATGAAAACTATAGACTCAAACAAAGATATGGTATTACTATAGAAGAAAGAGATTTACTCTATAAGAAACAAAAAGGTAAGTGTGCTATTTGTGGTGAAGAATATAAAACATTACACGTAGACCATTGTCATAAAACAAATGTAGTAAGAGGACTACTATGTGGTAAATGTAATAGAGGATTAGGTTTATTCAAAGATGATGTCAAGTTATTAAACAAAGCTATAAATTATCTTAAAAATGGAAAACTTCATAAAAACAACAGCTCTAACTAAAATATGTTCATTAGATAAGAGAATTAGATTTATAAATGGTGGCACTTCTAGTTCTAAAACAATATCTATATTAATGTATTTGATAGATTATTGTCAATCACATGATGGTAAGATTGCAAGTGTAGTGTCTGAAACAATGCCTCACTTAAGGAAAGGAGCAATGAGAGACTTTATAAACATAATGAGGTCTCAAAATTACTTTAAAGATGCTAGGTGGAACAAAACAGATTCAACATATACTTTTGAAACTCTTACTAAGTTAGAGTTCTTTAGTGCAGATCAACCAGGTAAAGTTAGAGGTCCTCGAAGAGATGTATTATTTATGAATGAGGCTAATAACATTCAATATGAAATCTTTACTCAATTAGAGATAAGAACAAAAGAATTAATTATATTAGATAGTAACCCAACTAATGAATATTGGGCATACACAGAACTAAAAGATAAACGTGATGATGTAGACTTTTTAACATTGACATATAAGGACAATGAAGGTCTTGATAGTCGTATAGTTGATTCAATAGAGAAACGTAAGGGTAATAGGAATTGGTGGCTAGTATATGGTCTTGGTCAACTTGGAGAAGTAGAAGGTAAGATATATAAAGATTGGTTAATAGTTGATAAAGTTCCACATGAAGCTAGACTAATAAGATATGGAATGGACTTTGGTTATTCTAATGATCCAGCCGCTATAATTGGTGTCTATAAATATAATGAAGGTTTTATTCTTGATGAGATCTGTTACCAGAAAGGACTAAGCAATAAACAACTCTCTGATATATTCCTTAACCAAGACAAAGCATTGATAATAGCTGATAGTGCCGAGCCAAAGAGTATTGATGAAATAAAGAGTTATGGAATGATGATAGTTCCAAGCAATAAAGGTAAAGATAGTGTCAATCATGGTATTCAATATGTGCAAAACCAAAGGATAAGTATGACTAAACGTAGTTTAAACGTAATACGTGAGTACAGAAACTATATGTGGAAAACTGATAAAGAAGGTAAGATGATGGATGTTCCTGATGGTTTATATGATCATACAATGGATGCTATTCGTTATGCTATTGCTAATGATATTAATAAAGTTGGCTGGACTCCAAGAGATCCAGGCGGTGTTAAACCTTACTTCGATACTCTCCCAGCTTAGACTTGCGATAAGATAGTTTTGTCTACTAAATTAAGATATGGCAGAAATAACAGTAATTGACCCAGAGTTACAAGTTCTCTTAGGTAATAAACAAGACGGATATAACTATAGGGAAAGAAGACAACAAGATTGGAAAGAAAACTATACATTATACCGAGATAGAGTAACAATCAATCGTCTTACCCAAAGGCAATCAGTCAATATGCCTTTAATGAAACAGACCATCAAAACCTTATTGAAAGACGTTGATGATATGCCTGTTCTATTCTTTGAGGAACTAGATAACAACGAAGAAAAACAAACATTTCAAAACGAATACTGGAAGTGGACAGCTGACATGAACAACATGGAGATCCAAGACATTGTAGATAAGAAACAAGTCTTTATGTTTGGTCGTTCTTTCGATCAATGGCAGATAGTAGATGGCATGATAAAAATGACTATTATTGATCCACAAGATATTCTAGTCTCTCGATACTGTGATCCTACTGAATTGAATAGTACACGCTTCTTAATCCAAACTGGTATATATGTACCTCTAAAAGAATTAGAAAAGAGTAAAGTCTATGACCAAGAGGCTATCAAAAAACTTAGAGCTTTCTATGCTACTGATGAAGGACTAATTAAAGTCGCTTCTAACAATGAGATGGCTGTAGAGAAGAATAAGAAAATGGCTGATATGGGCTTACAAGATGTAGATAGTCCTGAACTTGGTGAAACATGGGTAGAACTAACACAACACTTCGTATATGATAATAAAGAAGGCGAAGAAGAAGAACGATATCTAAAGACTGAAGCTGATGACCAACAGATCATATTGAACAAACCTTTAGATGAAGTAATTGGTAAGACTAAGGATGACTACTGGAAAACACATTTACCTTATAACTCATGGGCTGATGACCTAGAAAGACAAGACTTCTGGTCTGATAGTGTCGCTGATATAGTCCGTACTCCTAACAAAGTTCTTAATAGTTGGATGTCTCAATTAGTAGAGAATAGAACAATGAGAAACTTTGGTATGAACTACTATGACTCATCTGATCCTAACTTTAATCCTAGTACATTCCAACCAGTTCCTTGGGGTTGGTATCCTCTCCCTGGTAAACCTTCTGAAGTAATGCAAAAAGTAGATATCCCTGATCTTTCAGAGAGTCTTGATGAAATGCAATATATGGTAGGTATTATCGAGAAAGCTACTGGTGCAACTGCTACACAACAAGGTACTCAAACTGAAAGACAAGTAACCCTTGGAGAAGTAGAACTTGCTCTAGGTGAAGCTAAAGAACGTGTTAAAGGCATGTCTAAATTCTATACCCCAGCATGGAAGCGTAGAGGTGAGATATTCCTTAAACTTATAGAAGCTGGTGCAGATCAATTAGATGGTGTAGAGATAAATAAGAAAGGTAAAAATACTAATGATAACTTTCCTAAGTTCATAGAACCTAGAGATTGGATGTCTAAAGCTGGATATCAAACTAAGGTATGGAGTCAAGACGAGAAAGAAGCTAATGATACTCAAATGTTAACTAAACTTTCAGCAACACTACAACTTATGCCTGATAATACAAAGCTAAGAGAAATCAATCAACGTAAAGCATTAGAGTTTGCTGGTCTTACTCCTGATGAAATCAATAATGTAATGGAACAAGAACAAAAGAAATTAGATCAAGCTGCTTTAGCTAATGATATACAAGGATTGAATCAACAACAGGCTTTAAACCCTCAACAACCTCAAGCTCAGATAGCTCCACCTAAGCCTAAGCCTCAACCTCAACCTCAACCTGTTAAGAAAATGATATAATACCCTATGAATACAATAGATAGACTATTAGAGAAAACAGGACTTAAATACGAAGACTTAACTAATGATGAGAGAGATACACTTCAAACTCAATTAACTTCTCTTGAACAAAATAAACTAACATTAGATACAGTAAGAACTCATATAACCTTTATGAAAGGGGCTGTAGAGAAAGAACTATGTAAAGTAGGTCATAACAACAAACAAGATATATTCCTTAAAGCAAGACTTCGTAACTACATGCTATTAGAAGACTTTATGACTTCCCCTGAAAAAGCTAAACAAGCTATAGAAAGAAGCCTCTCTGGTCTAGGTAAGAAAATTGACATAAGATAGAAAAAGTGCTTATCATTGGTTATTATTGATTTACTAACCCTCATAGAAGGACTGTATTATGGATCACGTCAAACCAACCCAAGAAGAATTAGACCAAGGTGCTGAAAAAGCACTACAAGAAGCTGAAGCGATTAAATTAGCCGAAGAAACTAAAGAAAAAGAAAAGGCTGAAGAAGTTAAAGAAAAAGTTAAAGAGATTGAAACTCCCGAAGAAGAAGTTGAGGAAGTTGAAGATGTCGAGGAAGAAGAACCCGAAGTAGAAACTGAAGTAGAACCCGAAGAAACACCAAAGGAAGAAGAAATAGAACCCGAACCATCTGAAGAAGAAGAAACTCAGAGAGAGAAAGAACTAAAAGAAAGACAAAAGAAATCTACTCAAGAAGCTCAAGTATTACATGCTAGAGATAAGAAACTATTTGAGACCTTAGAGTCTATTGATGAAGTTCCTGAACCAACAGAAGAAGAACTTACAAAAGAATTTCCTGACTTTGAAATAATGACTGAATTTGAAAAGAGACAAGCTAGAAATGATATTGTTTATGGTAAGAAATTTGCTGCTCTTGATAAGATGCGTAAAGACTTTAAAGATGTAGATGTATGGCAAGGTAAGATAGATACTTTCATTCAAGATCCTAAGAACTTAACTAAGTTTCCTAAGATAGATGGTAGGACTGATGAGTTTAAGATCTTTGCTAGTAAACCAAGTCGTAGAGGTGTTGACTTTGAAGACTTAATCCCAGCTTTCTTATATGCAAACGAAACAGCTAGACCTAAACATAAAGGTAAGATGTTTGAAACTGGTCAAGGTGATAGTAAACCTACTAAACCTAAATCTAATAAACTAAGTATAGAAGATGCTAGAGAGCTTAGAAAGACTGACTATAACAAATTCAAGAAGCTATTAATAGCTGGAAAGATTGAATCAGAGTTCTAGTCTTGACTTAAAATAGCCTCATTTCATATCATAGAGTATAAATCCTAACCCTTCACAGGACTGGTTACAAAGTTATAATTAGTCTAAAGGAGTTAAATTATGTCCGCATACGGAACAAAATTAGCTGAGGGTTTCTCACAAAAATTGATGAAAGAGGTCTATGACAAGAATCTTGTTGATTCTATCGTAAATCGTGATTATCAAGGTGAAATAAACGCAGTTGGTTCTAAGCTAAACATTTTAAATTTCGATAGAATTTCAGAACAAACTTATACCAAAGGTGGATTAGTTGTTGAAGATTTAACTGAGAACAATTCTCAATTAATTATCGATCAATACAAATCTTTCTACTGGAGAGAATATACCATTGATAAGTGGCTTTCTTACATCAAAGAACCTAAGTCTACTGTCATAGCTCAAAAAGCTGATGAGAGAAGCAAAAACATGGATGAATTCGTGTTAGGTCTTTATGGAGATGTCGCTGCTGGTAACAGAGTTGGAACAGATTATGACACAGGAACAGTTACAGTTGATGTAACTACTGGTGCTGTAACTGGAGATGGAACTACTTTCACATCCGCAATGGTTGGTCGTGGTTTTAAAGCTGAAGGTCATAGTTCATGGTATAGGATCAAATCCTTTGCTAGTACTACTTCTATCGTAATCGAAGACGACAAAGACGACGTTGATTCTGCCTACACAGGTGGAGCTATTACTGTTGGAGCAACTCTAGAAATAGAAGCTGTTTCTGCATTAGAAATCACAACTGCTAACCTTCTCACTCAAGTGTCCGCACTTAAAGAGAAGTTAGATATTGCTGAAAGATCTAGTAAATCTTCAGTACCAGATAGTGAACGTTTCTTAATCGTACCTCCTGAATTCGAGACTATCTTAGTTCAAGCCTCTGGTGTTGCTTTGCACGTTCCAGAAGTTTACCAAGAATTAGTCAAAAAAGGTTTCATTACCATGCTACAAGGCTTCAAAGTCTATAAGTCTAATCGACTTAGTGGTGATAATACTGATGGATTCAGAGTGATAGCTGGACACCCAAACTGGTGTACTTTCGCTGAAAAACTTTTACAAGCTAACATGCAAGAAGATCTTGATGGAGATTTCGGTACTGCATACAAAGATTTATTTGTATATGGTGCAAAAATCACTGACAGTCGAAGGCATTTCGCTACTGAAGGTTTCTTCACTTTCGCGTAAAAATTGAGGTCTGATATAGCCACATTACTCAGTATATCAATAGGTTGGGAGAGGAGACTCCCCAACCACATTAAAATTATTATTTGACAATAAATAGAATTAAAAACTAATATATAAATATGGCAAAGTTTGAATTAAAATCAGATCTACCAAAATTAACACAGGTCGAAATAGATCGTATAGAGGCTATTACAGAGGTTTATAGAACTACTCAAGAAGTAGCTTACTTATCTGCTCGTACTCCTTACCGATACAATAGAATACTTAGATATAATGATTCTCTTACTCCTTCCCCTAAAAGCTCAACTGATACTATTTTAGAAGCCGAAGGTCGTACTTTACCTACTGGCTACCCTAGTTTTAAAATTGGTGCTGTATTCTATAAACTTAACGATACTGGTATGGTTCAATATATAAATACTGGATCTGCTACTGTAACTGTATGGAGTCAAATAAATGGTGATGTTATTTCAAAGTCTCCTAGTGTTTCTGTAAGTGCTTCTATTAGTGCTTCACCTTCTGTTTCTCCAAGTGCATCTATTTCATTGAGTCCTAGTGTTAGTATTTCTGCAAGTCCAAGTTCTTCAGCTAGTCCTAGTGCTTCAGTAAGTCTATCACCTTCAGCTTCTCTATCATTGAGTCCTAGTGTTTCACAGTCTCTAAGTCCTTCAGTAAGTGAATCACTTTCTATATCATTCAGTCCTTCTGCTACAGCTAGTACATCAGCTTCTGATTCTGCTTCACCTTCTGTTTCTCCAAGTGCCTCAATTTCATTGAGTCCTTCTTCTAGTGCTTCACCTAGTGTTTCACAATCTCTAAGTCCTAGTGCTTCTGTAAGTCCTTCATCTTCCGTAAGCCCAAGTGCTTCTTCTAGTTTAAGTCCTTCTAGTTCTACTAGTCCTAGTCTTTCACCTTCAATATCACCTAGTATCTCTCCTAGTACTTCTACTTCCTTAAGTCCTTCACTTTCACCTAGTGCTACTGCTAGTACAAGTGCATCAGAAAGCCCTTCTAGTTCTGATAGTCCTTCACCAAGTGCTTCTCCTAGCTTCCCTGACGTCTAATAAGTATATTGACTGTATATAACTTCATCTGCTATAGTAAGTTATGTCTGATTTACTATCAGTAATAATACCTAGTAGAAATGAGCCTTACCTTAGGCAAACAGTTGATGATCTCCTAAAAAATGCTACTCAAGAAATTGAAATCATTGTTATATTAGATGGTTACTTTCCTGACGACCTATCCCAAGATCCAAGAGTCTGCTATTTACACCGCCTAGAATCAAAAGGTATGCGTAATGGTATCAATAGTGGTGTTGCTCTAGCTCGTGGCAAGTATATAATGAAAATTGATGCCCATTGTTCATTTGCTAAGGGTTATGACGAAGAACTTAAAAAGAATTGTAAAGATAATTGGGTTGTAGTTCCAAGACGATATCCTTTAGATGTAGAGAAATGGGATAAAGAAGTAAGAACTGATAACAAATACCCAATAGATTATGAATACATTGATCCTAATGACTTACATGGTGTTGAATGGAGACAAAGACGTGATGATCGAATAGACATTATGATAGATGAAACCATGACAGCTCAAGGTAGTTGTTGGTTTACCACTAAGAAACACTTTGATAACTTTGGTGGCTTAGATGAAAAGAGTTATGGCTCATTCTTCTTAGAATTTCAAGAGATATCCTTTAAGACTTGGTTAAGTGGTGGTAAAGTAATGGTCAACAAAAATACACACTATTCTCATTGGCATAAGAGTAAAGGTCGAGGCTATTCACTTAAACCAGGAGAGAGAGATTTTGCTGTAGCTTTCATAAGTAAATGGCGAGAGAATAAGGCTTGGGATAAACAAACAATAGATTTTCAAGAAATGATTAATATGTTTAAACCAATACCAGGATGGGAATAAAGAAAGAAAAACCGATTGAAATTCTTAGAGCTATGAAAAAAAGAGTTCAACAAGGTAAAAAAGTTAAAATGGGTGAATGTTATGGATTTAGAGTTATAAAATCAAGCGAACTATGAGTAACCAAAACTTTGACATGACTGTAATCTATTACACGTCTAATTACTTAGAAGAACACAATCCTTACTTTGTTGCTAATACTAAGAAACAATTACTTAAAGCTATTGGAGACTATCCTCTTATAATCGTGTCTCAAAAAGATATGAAAGATGATGTTCTAATGGATAGACCTAACAGTAAAAACATAGTAATAGGAGATATAGGTAGACATCATTTAAATATATACAAACAAATACTAATAGGTTGTAAAGAAGCTAAGACAGAGCATGTTGCGTTAGCAGAAGATGATATCTTCTATTCATACGAGCATTTTCATACATACGCCCCACCTCATAACAAATTTGCTTTTGATATGAGTAAACTATCTCTATTCACTTGGACTAAACCCCCTATGTATTCATTTAGGAATAAACGTAGAGTAGTCAATCATTTGATTGCTAGAACAGATATGTTAGTTGAAGCTATGGAAGAAAGATTTGAACGTGTTAAAGAATTACAAGCCGAAGGAAAAGGGGATGATTTCATTCTCCCTAGATTTGGTGATCCTGGTCGATATGAAGCTCGTCTTGGTGTTACCCCTCGTACATCAGAGGAATTTTATACGACCTGTCCTGGTATAGTATTGACTCACCCTGATGCCTATGGGTATCTAAATCACGGGAAACGTAAAAGAATCGGAGACCTCCGAATAATTGAGTTGCAATACTGGGGCAGAGCTTCTTCAATGCTTGACCTATGGAGAAAAGACTGGGAAACATACGAGCATAAATAAAGACTTGACATAAGTATAGTGTCTGTATATATAATAGAGACTATGAAAAGAATTAACATCTATATATCAGAGAACGATCTAAAAGAACTTGAAAGAACTCCCGACACTACTGTATCAGAACAGATTAGATATGCTGTTAGAGAATACATAAAACAATTAAGAAAGTTTAAAGTTATAATTTCACCTTCAAAATATGGCAAAGAATAAAATGTGTTTTGGCGAAGCCTTAGATAAAACTATTGAAGGCAAAAAGATTACTAAATTAGAATGGAATGATGAGAGTGTCTATGGATACCTAAAAGATAGTATTCTAACCCTTCATAAAGATGGTCAAGACTATACATGGGGTATTAATGATGGAGATATAGCTGGAGAAGATTGGATAGTTATTGGTTATAAAGGGTAAAATGAGAGATATAAAGTTTAGAGTTTGGGATAAGAAAGAGAAGAAAATGCATTATCCAAAAGATGAGGATTATGGTAGTGATTATGTTGCTATGGATTTAGAAGGTCATCAAGTTGGTGCTGGTGATTCTCCTGCTAATTGGATGAATGTTGGAACAGATGTTGAACTTATGCAATATACAGGACTCAAAGATTCTAACGGTGTTGAAATATATGAAGGGGATATATTAGAACTTGACAAAGAAAATAATATTTATTCTCATACATATAGACTAAAGGTTAGTTATAAATTGAATGGTTTTAATTTTCAACCATCTTGTAAATGGGAAGTTATAGGTAATATTTATGAAAATAAGGAGCTTCTAAAATGAAACAACTAGGTAAACCAGAATCAAACTCTGATGTCCTAAACAAACATCCTACTACTCTTATTATAGGATATGGCTGGGTAGGGCAATTTATAGGTAAATACTTTACTGAAGCCCATTGGGTAGATGAGAAAGGTATATTCAGAAACATACAAGGTAAAAAAGTCAAAGCTCTTAAAGAGTATCAATTAGCTTTTGTTGGAGTTCCTACACCAATGTTAGATAGTGGTCAATGTGATACCTCAATAGTTAAATCTGTGGTAAAGAAGTATAAAGATATTGTTAATTATTTTTGTATAAAATCAACTATAGAAATAGGAACAATAGAGTATTTAGAAAATGAGTATGGAGTAAGATTTTGTATGAGTCCTGAATATGTAGGTGAAACACTAGGTCATCCATTACTGGAACCAAGTAAAAATACTTTCATTATTCTTGGTGGTAGTGAGAATATAACTAGAATATTTGCTGAAGCATGGACTTTAGTAACTAATGCCCAAAGTAAAATCTATCAAGTAGATGCTAAGACTGCTGAACTATGTAAACTAATGGAAAATTCATTTATTGCTACTAAGGTAATGTTCTGTAATGAGTTCTATGCCTTAGCTGAAGAAATAGGTGTTGACTATAATAAGTTAAGAGAATGTTTCTTAGCTGATCCACGTATGAGTAGACATTTTACTTATGTTTATAAAGACAATAGAGGTTTTAGTGGTAAGTGTTTACCAAAAGATTTAAACAACCTAGCCTACTTTTATCGTAACAATACAGCTATTAATGCTAACATGATTGAATTTCTATTAAGACAAAACGCTAAGATGAGAAAAGATTATATTAATTCAGTACCCTTATTAAGTAATGAACTATAAGAGACTTTGGGAAGGACTAGCTAAAATCAATTCTAAATACTATATTAACTCTGACTTTGGTAAAAAGATTACTAAAGAACAGTTTGAAGTAAGTGGTTATAAGGATTTTAAAAGACTTATATTAGATGATAGCTTATTGGAGAATAGAAACACTATCCTTGACTTAGGTTGTGGAACTGGAAGAATAACAGAATATATGGCAGATCATTTTAAAGCTGTCTTTGGAACTGATATATCTCGAGAAATGATTAAACAAGGTATTGAAAGATTAGAGAATATTAAAAACATTGATCTAATAGAAACTGATGGATCTACACTACCTCTACCAGATAGTTCTATTGATATTGTTTTCTCTTACTTAGTATTTCAACATATGAAGAATAGAGATATGGTAGAAAAGAATTTTAAAGAGGTTTATCGTGTATTAATGCACAATGGAATCTTTAAGGTAAGAATAAGAACTGATAAAGTAGATGTTAATAAATGGTGGGGTGGAGTTGAATACACAGAACAATCAATCGGCAAACTAATCAAAGAGATAGGGTTTGATATATTAAAAACAGAGCCAGTTAAAGATTATGGATTATGGATATGGCTCAAAAAAATCTAACCATAATATATTACACCTCTAATTGTGAGGATGAAGCCTTTGAAAAGAAGATTAGACAAAGAATATTAGATAATAGTGGTGGTCTTCCTATAGTCTCTGTATCTCAGAAACCTATAGACTTTGGAACTAACCTCTGTATTGGAGATCAAGGGGCTTGTAACCATAACCTATTCAGACAGATTCAAATAGCTTGTAAAAATGCTAAGACTGATTACGTGATCTCTTGTGAGGCTGATTGTCTATATGCTCCTGATTACTTTGACTTTAAACCAGAAGATATTAACCAATGCTATAAGTTCAGACCTTTATATATATTAAACGAATGGGGTAAAGGAGAATACAAGGGATTTTTTGAAAAAGATGTAGCTCCATTTGCTCAAATTACTGGTCGACTACATTATATCCGAGAGATAGACAAAATTTTAAAAGGATTAGATTATTGGGGAAATCCTAAGCTACCAGATCCCCCAGAAATGTTTAAACGACACAGATGGTTAGAAGTTCCTAGTAAAACACCTATCATCAGTTTAAAGACCACTCACGGTCTTAGAAGGCATACAAAGACATCACAAACTATATTAAATGAACTCCCTTATTGGGGAGATGCAGATAAACTGCGAAAGGAGGTCTTTTGATAGATTACGACTATAGATGGGGTAGCCATTTACCTGTATTAACAAAAGTAATGAGCCAGACTGATGGTTCTGTTTTAGAAGTTGGAATGGGATTGTATAGTACTCCTATATTGCATTGGATGTGCTTTGATAAAAAGAGAGAATTGGTATCTTATGATAATGAGCCAGAGTTCTTTCATCTTAACGAGCAATATCAGAACGATTATCATTCTGTTAGCTTGGTGAAAGACT